CGTGCATTTACACATGTCTTATTTTCAGGCAGACAGGTTATTGAACCTATCGATTGCTTTATTAGTATGTTTGCCGAAAAGAAAAGTTACGCAAACTATTTCATTAGAAAAGCTAAGATTGATAAAGATAAATTTCTCAGCTTTATACAAAAAGAAAATACTAAAGATGAAGACGACGAAATTACAGAAGTACAGAGCAGAAATCCTCAAGTAGAAAGGATGATCAATCAATTTTGCACAAACTTAACAGCCCGTGCTAAGGCAAAGAAAATTGATCCAGTTATTGGTCGTGAAAAAGAAATCGAAGAAATGCAACTAGTACTAGCTCGTAGAAACAAAGCTAATGTTATGTTAATTGGAGATCCGGGTGTGGGTAAAACTGCTATTGCAGAAGGACTTGCTCGTAAAATTGTTGAGGGAAATGTTCCAAATTTTATTAAAGATCATACTGTTTATAGTTTAGATATTAGTTCTATCCTAGCTGGCAGTAAGTATCGCGGAGACTTTGAAGAACGGCTAAAGATGATTATTGGTGCCATTGAAAAGAAAGGCAAATGTATTTTGTTCATTGACGAAGCACATATGATGAATGGTGCTGGTGCAGTCAGTGGAGGCAGCAACGATATGGCTAATATGTTAAAGCCTGCACTAAGCAAAGGCACATTAAAAGTTATTGCATCTACTACCTGGGAAGAATTTCGCAAGCACTTTGAAAAAGATCGTGCGTTAATGCGCCGCTTTCAACGTGTCACTGTTGACGAGCCGAGTGAAGCAGTTACAGTAAAGATCTTAAAAGGACTTAGAAAGTATTACGAAAAGCATCATGGTGTTAAAATTACAAATCAAGCAATTCTTGATGCAGTATCATATTCTGTAAAATACATGAGTGATAAAAAGTTGCCCGATAAAGCAATTGATTTAATTGACTGTGCCTGTGCTCGTTTCAAAGTTAAAGATGAAGAAAACGGTGTTGTTGATCACGATGAAATCTTATTCGAAGTTGCAAAAATTGCAAACTTGCCATTAGAACAAATTAATTCTAAAGAAGGTTTAAATCTTGCTGGTCTAGAAAAGAATCTACGTAGTAAAGTATTTGGACAAGAAACTGCTATTGAGAGTTTGTTAGACAAAGTGTTTATTTCACAAGCAGGTCTTAAGGCTGTTAACAAACCTGTAGGTAGCTTCTTGTTTGTTGGGCCAACCGGTGTTGGTAAGACAGAAGTTGCTAAACAACTTGCTAACAGCATGGGTGTTAAACTTGTACGATTTGATATGAGTGAATTTCAAGAGAAACACTCAGTAGCAAAGTTTATTGGTGCTCCTCCTGGATACATTGGCTTTGATGATAATGCTGGACAGTTAATTACTAATCTACAAGAAAATCCTAACTGTATTCTATTGCTAGATGAGGTCGAAAAGGCACACCCAGATGTGTTGACCGTAATGTTACAGTTAATGGACAATGGGTTTATTACTGGTAGCAACGGTAAGAAAGCCGATGGTCGCAATGCTATTATTATTATGACCAGTAATTTAGGTGCAGCGGATAATGAAAAGAACGGTGTAGGGTTTGGTAGCTTAGAACGAGATGGAGATACCAAGGATGCTGTTAATAAATTCTTTGCTCCTGAATTTCGCAATCGTTTAGATGGTATTGTTAAATTTGGCAAATTAGATCAAATTAATATGATCAAGATAGTTAAGAAATTCATCGATGAACTTAACGCACTGATCAAAGATAAGAATATACATATTAAACTAAATGCAGAAGCAGTTGAATACTTAATTGCAAAAGGATTTAACAGTAAAATGGGTGCCCGACCACTGCAACGTACTATCGATGAGTTTATTAAGAAGCCACTAAGTAAAGAAATCTTGTTTGGCAAGTTAACTAACGGCGGAGTAGTAGAAGTTAGCATCGAAAACGAACTACTCAAACTTAATGTTATAGATGTGTTACCTGTTGAAAAGATCAAAGTTACAGATGAAAACTCCAATTCAAAAGCTGAAGTCGAGTAAGCTCTTTTTTAATAAGTGGCCGTACAAAGTAGAATGCCGGCAAGCCGGAGCTTCTAGAATTATCCACAGCGGCATTGATTCGTGTAAAGAATGGTGTAACACAGGTAAAGGTGCGCCGGTTGTACCCCTATCCAAAACTCTGGATACAGTTACATTTTTAGAATTTATTAATGCTGTAGAACCTTTCTTAGATAGAAAAGAAGAAATTCAGATTAGAGTTGAGAATTGTCACTTTAACCTATTTTGCAAAGATCCTAGTGTTCTTGAAGAAATTGATAATGCTCTCGATCAATGGATTAAGAAAATTAGCGGTCCTACTACACAGGAAGAACTTAAATTCTTGTTAAGTAACGGCCATAAGAAAATTCTATGCGATACATACCCTAAGGATATGTACAAGTATAGAGTATTTTTTAAGAGTAAATTCTCTCCAGATAAGAGGTCAGCATTTTTAATCTGGGCGGATAAGTACGGAAACAACATAGTAATAAGTGAAACTAGCAGGCGCTGGCTTATGAGTCAACGAAACTACGCACAAGACCCGTTTATGTATGTTATAGACGATAAAATGTTGAGTATGATAGGATTATACCTTAGCGGATACGTTAAAAAGACCGAAGAGTTCATCTTGCGGGAGAACGCATTAGTGGCATAAATAACGTATTATGCCAGCACTCAGTCAAAATCTCATTTTTCATACCACAAGTGGTACTAACACGGTTCTTGTAGATTACCCAAATACAGGAACAGGCGTCCTTTCCTTTTTTAGCGATAGGGTTAAAGGAGACGGATACTTCGGTGGAAGTGATGGATTCCATACAGTAGCATATAACACCACTCGATACTTCATCGGGACTGTTACTATGCAAGCTACTCTAGCATCAGAACCAGTATCGTCAGACTGGTTCACAGTATCAAATACAGATGTAAGCTACACAGAATTTGACGCTAGAACACAATCTAGTGTCGATCTCTCTAACTTCACAGGTAACTTTGTATGGGTCCGAGGATACATACAGATTGAAGAAGGCGCTGTTACATCAATCCAATACAATCACTAATACGCCATGAAACTACTTGAATTTTTTAATAAGCCGCTTGATGTTAATAAAGACGTTAAGAGCAAATCTCCAAATCTTGATAACCTCGATGATGATTTATTTTGGTTTATAATTGACCACGATAAGTTACACAAGGATTATTTCTTCTCTATTGCTAAAAAGATAAAAACTTTAAAAGAGTGTGAACCGGAAATGATTCTAGAATTATACATGCCTATGGTAAAAAAGGGTTGTAAAGAATATTACCAAAAAGAAAAGTTACAGGGTAAATTAAGTAAAATTTTTCCCGTAAAGTTTAGAGAAGAGATGTGCCATAGAATACACGATCATTACTATGACGATATCGGGGCAGGAAAGTATAAGTTAGGATAATATCATGAAGTTAAATGAAGGCGGAAACGTTATACCAAATGCAGTTGAATTACGAAAGGCAGATTTTCCTTTAGTAATGGCTAATCTAAAAAAGATTCTTCCACAAGGATTAAATTTATATCCTATTGGATCAGCAGGGCATAAAGAAGTCAGCAGTGACATAGATGCACTAATAGATGCCAGCGAACTAATGAAGGCTTTTCCTGCTAAAGAATTAAAACTAAGTCGCAAAGCATTAGAAGATTATTTTAAGAGCAAAGGCCTGTTTGCCGCACGTACAGGTGTTAGCATTCACGTTGGTATTCCAATTGGTGCAACACAAGATGTAGTACAAGTTGACCTAATGGCAGTAGAAAATGCTGCTGCCGCTCAACCACTGCATACACATGACTACAGTGATCCACAAATGAAAGGTGGGACACTACATGGTATGTGGGCAGACCTTGCCAATATGAGTAGCGTCGAAGGGCACGAAAGTGTTATGATGAGTCCTTACAAAGGCCTAGTCGATCGTATGACTAAAGAATTAGTCACTAACAACAAAGACGAAATTGCCAAAATTATTATTGGACCTTCTGCATCAGCTGCCGATATGGGAAACCCACAACGAGTAATGGCTGCTCTAAAACCATATCCAGAAAAATATGTTGCTATTAGAGACAAATATTTTCCAGGCATGGATCTTAAAGAGGGTAGTCAAGAATGGTTTAGATTCTTGATAGATCATATCCTATGAAAATCCGCGAATTAATTATTGAAGCTGCGGCACCTACAGTAGGTCGTAAGTATCAACATATTGAAGATCTAGTGTTTACCAATGGTAGCACTGGTGGTCTACATGCTGTTGAACGATTGCAAAGCATGGGTAATCAAGGTGGTACGATTGAATTAAAATGGGATGGTAGTCCTGTCATGTACTGGGGCAAGGATGAGCAGGGTCGCTTCTCAATGATTCCAAAGAATGCTTGGGAATATCTCAAGCGTGGTAAGATGGAAGTTACACCCGGTGTTCCTACAGCTATGTATAGTCCAGAGGATATTAAGAACTTTGTGCTTGGTACTGGCAAAGCTACTCCAGAACAGATGCCGCAACGACAGGCATTTGCACAAGAAATGATGGACCTTTGGCCCTACTTTGAAAAAGTAAGTCCACAGAAAGGTTATGTAGAAGGTGGATTATTATTCTACCCTAGTAAGCCTGCACAGTTAAATCCACAAACACAAGAATACGATTTTACTCCTAATATAACAGCATTCCATATTCCGGTAGCTAGTGATCTAGGCAAACGTATTAAGGTTGCTAAGGTTATGGTTGCTGTCACAGGATATTATGACGCATTAGGTAGTAGCGAAGAAGGTCGGTATCCCAATGCAGAAGCATTGAGCACACCGGATGTTATTGTACAAGGTACTACTTATGTTGAGCAGGCGCCCGGTGTAGAAGACAAAGGTCTAGCTGCTGCTGAAAAGTTTATTGCTGCTAATGCTGCTCTTATTGATGGATTCTTAGCACCTAAGCCAGGACTGACTAAACCAGGTGACGTTCTATACAAATTCTATAATCAAAATTTACGCATTCCCGGAGTTAAGGACAAGTTCCAAGACTGGGTTAATGACAATGTTTCTCCAGGCCAGGCTGCTAAGATTCTAGCCGATCAAAGAGGTCTTAACGCAGTATTAAATGCTGTAGAGATGTTGAGTAAAGAAAAACTACAACTGATAACAAAGTTAAGTTCTGGTACACACGGCGGTATTCGTCAAACTAAGCCAGAAGGATATGTACAGGCACATCCCGGTACACCATTCAAACAAGACATGCCAGGACAATTTGTCAAGGCAATTGATCAAGCTAATTGGGCACCAAGAAGGGACTAAGATGTTTTTAAGAAATATATTTGAAGCAATACAACGCACCGGTCAAGGTAAAACTGCTGTTATAGGTTGGGGCCGAGGTATGGGTCACAAAGGACACATGATGCTAGCCAGTTCAGTTATAACACAGGCTGGCAAAGTAGGCGGTGATCCTTATTTTGTTGTTAGCAAGACAGTTGGTAAAGATGATCCAATTACTCCAGATGAAAAGATAGCAATCTACAAAAAAGTATTTCCACAAAGCGGACATATTTTCCAACCTGCTACTGATGAAATTCCAGATCTAACTCGTGTATTAGCAAATTTAAATCAACAAGGTTATACAAGTGTCACAGTAGTACTAGGTGCTGATCAAGTTAAGGCCTTTCAATATCTGAAGAATTACAACAATAAACCAGACAAATCAGGAAATATTTTATACAGTTTTGACAATTTAGACGTAATAAGTCGTCAAGAAACAGGCGATCCTAGTGCAGGAGAAGAAGGGCCTCGAGCTACACCTATGCGTCAAGTATTAATGGATCCTAGTAAGTCTGAACAAGAACAATTTGCAGTATGGCGTGATGCTATGAGTCCAGAAATTGGAGACGACGAAGTACGTGATCTAATGAACAAGGCTAAAGAACGTATGACCGCTATGAGTGCTCCTAAACCTAAGAAAGCAAAAGCTGTAGCGGAAGGCTCAAAAAAGAAAAAGAAAAAAACTTCAAGATCTTTGAGCAGATATTTCTTTCCAGGCTATGGCTATTACGGTAGTGGAGAATCTGGTGAAGGAGACGGCGGGGGAGGTGAAGGTGTAGCAGAAGAACCTAGCAATGCAATGGCTAATGCTGCAAGCCGACTAGCTAATAAAGATGATGGTAAGGTTGCTAAACTACGTGCTGCCGGAGACAAACGTCGCGAAGAACATTTAAAAGGCAGAAACATTGCCAAACGTGACACTACTAGCAAAGACGAGTGGGGTAATTTAAAAGAATTATCTAACGAGAAATTAGGACAATATAAGAAGGCTGCTGGGGCCCAAGCTAGTGCCGCTGACAAAGTAGGCAACTATAAACTTGCAGACAAACGTTTCAGTGGCATTGTTAAAGCAACTAAGAAACAGTTTGCTAACGATGAGAAAGTTGAAGAACTATCATTATTTAAAACCAAAGATACAAAACAAACAGATAAGCCTAAACCAACACCTGATGAAATGCGTAAATATTTTCAATCTCAGGATAAACCACTAACTCAGCCCAGTATCGATATGTTTAAGAAAAGAGAAGTGCGTGTAAGATATGCAGACGAATCTAAGAAAAAAGGCGCAGATGGCAAAGCCTGTTGGGATGGGTATCGTTATAACGGTACCAAGAACGGTAAAGATAGTTGCGTAAAAGTCAGCGAAGATGTGCAAGATGTTATGGATATCTTAATCAATAAGATTATTATGAATGAAGCAATACAGAATAACCGTAAATGACGTTCCGCAAGATAGTGGAGATGACGCTTATCTAGCCCCAGAAGATCCGATTCATGCCTTAAAAGCAACTAGCATTATGGGCGGATTAGGCGGGCAAGCCCGGCTTGCAGAATACAATGCTACACTAAGACAACCTGTTGTAGGCAGTAATAAAGGACAGATACAACGTGAGCAGGGCATTAAACCTGGTACAGATGAATGGTTTAAGTTATGGTTCGGACGTGGTAAATAATACATTATGAAGATACTCGAACTTATCACTGAACGCACAACGGGCAAGTTGTCAAAAAGACAACAGAACTCTACACGAGGATTACACCTATTCAGTGATGCAGAAAAAGCCAATAGTGACTACACCTTTAACAGGGTCGGACTTGCAGCCGCAATGTGCGACGGGACAAACAATCCAGACGTTGATTACCTAAGCTGGCTTGGAAAAAGGAAAGTAACCGCCCCCTATACTAAAGTAGAAGCCGATATCCTTAAACAAGCCTACAAAATTGCAGGGGCAAATTATACAGATCTTAACCACGGTGACATGAGTAGTAAAGAGTTATCTGGTACAAATACTGTAAGCCCTGTATCAAATTGGAATAAAACAAAATGACCAGCGAATTTAAAAAAATAAAAAACAACGAAGACACTCACTATGTGCTAGAAACTGCCACAAGTGGTGCGACCAGTGCAGGTGTTGTTGCTACAGCTCCTGGAAAGAGGCGTGAAGATAGCATCCTTGCACAAGAAAAGAAAGAAACACCAAAGCCTCGTAACTTTGTTGCTAAGAACGCTAAAATGGGTGGTGCTGGTCAGCACAAGGATAAGAAGAAAGCTGAGAAACAGGGTGATGTAAAACATAAGAAACCGTTGGCGGAATCGTATGCCGAAGATCTAGCAAAACAAGTGTTTAACGCAAACCCAAATATCAAAGACGAGAACGCAGTATTAGATGCGGCTTGGCCTATAGCAGTAAAAGACCTAGGTAATAAAAGAGCCAGGTCTGTATTCAACTATGACGAAGACTTTCCCAGTGACCTAGTCAGTGTCTACGGATGGTTACAAAAAGATCAGCAAGGTGTGGCGGAGGCTACCGGTGACGAGAGATTTGACACCATGATGGGCAAGATTACAGGTGGTGCTGGTGCCAGGCAAGGTGTAGATAATTTGAATAAGTCTCTTGCTGCAAGAACAGGCAGCGACCCCGAAACCGCATTGGCCAAATGGGGGCAGGAATTTATAAAATGGCTTGAAGATATTTGCCGTAATTTTTCCAGGCAAGGTGTAGATAGGTTTAGTAAATTAGAAAAATTAAGCGAATTTGAAGACGGTGGCGAAACCATGGCGCACTGGTTGATTGAGGTTGCTAAACAGACCAAGACCGCGGGTATTACACTGGCAGACATACAGGAATTTTCTAGCGAGTTTAATACTCATGGAATGTGGCCTTGGCAGCAGTTCCCTATAGCCTGGAGTCAGAACGAATGGCAAGACTATAAAGATCAATGGACTGGCCCCGATGGTTACATTGCCAATCTGAGACATAGTCCCGAGCAAGGTGTGGCGGAAGGCAAGGACGACAAAATTGCTCAACTAAAGAAAGACCATGACACAGCAGTGCATTGGAGCAAGAATGAAACGAGTCCTCAAAAGCGTGAGGCTGCTCGTCAAAAGGCTGAGAAGATTAAAGCACACCTAGAGAAACAATATAAGCAAGGTGTGGCGGAAGGCCAGGTGACACCTAATCCTTATGATCGAGGTTACTACGATGGTCAAAGAATGGGATCAAACTCGTATCATAATCCTTATAGTAGAGCAGATGAACCCACTGAGTGGGATGAATATAAATCGGGGTTCAATATGGCCCAGATAGAATTACAAAACGATCTTGAAGACAACGGGTTTTCAGAAGGTGTGGCGGAAGGCTTTAACGGTGAATATGATGACGAAGCAGGTATGGCACATACCAACTTGCTTACTTCAGCAAGAGCAGTTATGGGATTGTTAAAGACTATCGACGACAAAGATAATTTACCAGAATGGGTACAAGAAAAGATTGCCAAAGCAGAAATGATGTTAGTTGGCGTTTGGGATTATCTACAAAGTCAAAAAGAACAAGGCATTGATCCACAACAAGATGCCAACGAAGCATACGGCCGTTATGACCGTAGAGACGCATATCAGCGTGATTACGATAGCAGTGTAAGTGGAATGGACCGAGGTAATAATCATAGAGATGACGAAAGACACGACCTAGATCCAACAGACTGGTACATTGTTAAAGATGGCAAAATGTTCAAAACGTCTGTCTACCCTAATCAAGAAAAAGAAGCAATGGCACGTGGATACAGTCGAACTAGGGAAGAAGCTAAATCAAAGGCTGACAATGCAATGGAAGGTGTAGACCCATACTTTGAATCATTGAGATCCAAAGTTGAGGAACTTGCAAAAAAGTAAGTGAGCAGGAACCTCAAGACCCTGCTGCCGAACCAGCACAGGCTCCTGCTACAGAACCAGTTAAAAAAATTGGACCGCAACCAAAACTAAAACCTGATATGTCTTTGGACTATTGGAAAGAACGTTTCCAAACTGCCAATCCAAGTCAGTATCATCAGTTCAAAAACAAGACTCCCGAAAAGAAAGACCAAATGGCAACTGCGGCATTGTACGCGGCACGCCAACCTAAATAATCTTTGTCAAAACCATTGACATACACCATACAGGTGTGTATAATAAAGACTAACAGGAGATACACATGGGCAAAGCATTTGGCGCACCAGAACAAGCAAAGATTAAACAAA